TCATGGCGCTTTATCCTTTCCTGCGGTAACCTTGTCGGGTCTTTTCGTGGATGGCGAGGCGATGCGCCTCGAGGTGAATCCAGTTCGGCGTCTTGCTCAGGATGGCCTCGACGACATAGATCCATCCTTTGATGATGAGCTGCGATCGGAGCTCGATCGATGGGATGAACTCGCCGCCGCCGGCTGCCGCGGCGGTGATCGGTAGATGTACCGTGCGGACGTAACGGCTCTTTTCGCCGTCCTGCTCGAGTACGGGCCTGGTCTCCTCACGTCCGACGATCGCCACGATCGTGACGGGCGGCGCGACGCCGTCAGGCGAATAGTCGATCGTGTCGGCCAGCTCATCGCTGAGCTGCGCCGCCGCGTCGCCGAGGTGGGATGCCAACTGCATGAGAGGGTACTTAGAACTTAGATCTTAGAGCTTAGTGTGGCAGGGTTTCATCCTGGACACTGCAGCGCGGATCTAAGTTCTAAGTCCTAGGGTCTAAGGTCTCCGCCCTTTAGGGCAGCACGGCGACGCCGGTGATCAGGTACCCGGCGGCCGCGTGGAAGATCTGGGCCTGGTAATCGTTCCGGGCCCGGATGGTGCCGCCACGTCGCTGCTCTTCGCGGTACTCCTCGATTATCACGCCGATCTCCTCGCCTTCCGCGCCGGGGATCTGGCCGTTTTCTTCGCTCCACATGAAGGTCCGGCCGATCGTGGGCTCCGCGGCCTCGACGTCCTCGTCGCGCGAGATGTGGGCCACCATGGCCATGGTCGGGTCCCACAGACGGCTGATCGTCGGATCCGTGCCGGCGTCGTTCGGGCCTTCCACGCCGACATTCTTCCAGCCGCGGCCGACGATGATCTCTTCGACCTGGAGCAACTCGGCCAGAGCCGCCATGCGATACGGGATCGCCTTGGGGTCATCGTGACCCGAGTACTTCAACAGGTCTTGGATCTGGGCGGTACGGCAGAGCTGCAACAAGGCCCAATCGGTGAGGATCAGGGTGTTGGGCAGCCGGCCGATGGCCTCGGCCACCAGCTCGCGGGCGGCGTCAACGTCCTGCAGGGGCGTGGCCGTGGCGTAGGTCGACCAGGGAATCGCCGTGCTGCCGCCGTTGACCTGGCCCGCCGCGGCGTGCGAGAAGGTGCTGGTGCTGAACACCAGGCTGGCCACGGTGTTCTCGTAGGCCTGGAGCACGCGGTTGATCGCCCGCTTGCGGGCGAAGAGCTCTTGCTTGATGATCTGGCCGTAGATGGCGATCTGGCGATCGTCGACGATTTCTTCGACGCCGTTGTCCTGCGTGGCGTAGGAGACCTGCTCGAACTCGAAGGTGTCCCGCTTGTAGCCGGCCTTGGGCTGGCGGACGGTGTCTTCGATCGGCGTCAAGAGCGAGTCGATATTGAGCCGCAGGAAGTTAGCCGACTGCAACTGGACGGGGGCGGGTGGCAGGACGCGGTGGCCGATGTAGCCGCGCCGGTTGGCCTCGAGGTTGAACTCGCCGTAACTGAAGGAATAGTCCCAGCGAATTACTGCTGCTTTGGGAGTCATGGGGTTCTCCGGAAAGGGGATGGCAGCGGAGAACTAGGAAGGAAAGAAGCGGCGCGTGGCAGCGGCGGGCAGCGGAATCGGAGGTCGGAGGTCAGAGATCGGAGGTCTGATTTCCGATCTCTGACTTCTGATCTCTGACCTCTGGATTGAGGGAACCCCGCCCGCTCCGCTGCCAGCATTCGGGCGGGGTTTTTGTCCCTCGTTTCGTACTATTTCGCGGGCTCGACCCAGAAGGCGCGGGTCAATTCATCGTGGTCCACACCGGATTCCGAATCGGGATCGGATCGGTACTCCTTGGCGCCCCAATGGCCCGGGTCGAGACGGCGGGTGATCAGCGAGCGGACGCCCATGCGGCCCATTTCCTCCGAGAAGGCGTAGTCCTCGCTCAGGTTTCCCAGGCTGACTGTGCCGTCCGGCGCCTCGCGGATCTCGCGGCGGAAATCGAAACAGGCCCGCAGGCGGCCGTCCTCCGTCTTCGTCCGCCAGACTGGCTTGCGAAGGTCGGCGGCCCAAAGGCCGTCATTGTGCGCCAGCACGGCCTGCGGATAACCGATATCGGCGGCGGAGAAGGTCGGCGGGAATTCACGCAGCTCTTTGGCGGTAAAGCGGCGGAAGGGTTCGAAGTTCCATTCCGGCCGGTCGGCCCGCATCACGCCGCACGAATAAATCTGCTTTTCGCTCTTGATCAGGACCGCGGCGGAGATGAAGTCTGCGTCGCGGGCGTCCAGCTCCTCCAGCAGGACGTCCAGCCAGCCGGGAGGCGGCTCCACGTCCTGGTGCATCATGGCGAAATGGGTGATCTCGCCGCGGTGCGCGGCGTTCAAGGCCAGGACCCAGAGGAAATTGAAGTTGTCGCCCGATCCAGGGCTGTTGCGGATCAGGACCTCGTGGCGGTCGCTTGCGCAAAATGCGGCGGCGGCGATCGCCCAGTTGTCGGGTCGCGGGCCCGGCAGGCCCAGCATCACACGGTGGCGGTTGGCAGCGGTCATAGGACTAAGGGCTTAGGGCGAAGAGCTAAGGGCTTAGGGCGACGGGCATGGCTCTCTGCCCTCCGCCCTCTGCTCTCTGCCCTCAGGATCAGGACGTGGTAGCGGTGTCGTCGGGCAGCACCGTGACGAAGCTGCCTGCGGCGGTGGCCGCGCTCAGCGTGGTCCCGCGAGGGTAGCTGTTGGCCGTCGAGGTCACCAAACCGCTGGTCTGAGCGTACACCTTCGTGTAGATCGGAATGGCGGCGTCGGTCACCATGTCGCGGGCAGACGGGTCCTTGCGGGGAATGACCGCGGCCTTGACGTCGGTCGAGAGAACGCGCTCCTCGAGCACGCCCAGCTCGTCTTGATTGCTGCCGGCGACCGTCAGGTAACCGTTGGCGGACATGACGACGCGGAGGCAGGGATCGATCGCCCCGTTTACGGGAAGCGAGACGTTGCCGATGAATCTTCGCATGACAAAAACCTCAAAAAAGTTGGCGGGTGGTTGGGAACGGTGGCGGAGTCGGCAGCGAAGGGAGAAGGGCTGAGAACGGAGGGCTACTTGTCAAAACCTTCGAACTTCTCCTCCATGAGCCGCTTGATGCGCTTGGATCCGCCGTTGCTGGCGACCAGGTAGGCGTGATGCAGGGCCGGGTTCTTGGTGGCCACGGTCTGCACCGCCTTCAGACGGTCCACCGCGCGGCCCGTGGCGGCCTGCTTCTTGATGGCGTCGGTCACCAGGCGATCGAACTTGCCGATGGGATCGTCCTGGAGCAGATCGTCCATGTCCGGGTCCTCGCCGCCCACGTTCTGGGTGTCGTCGTCGTTGTCGTCGTCGCAATCGTGGCAATCGTCCTCGTCGCCCTCGGGCTCCTTCTTGCCCTTGCCCTTCTTCTTGCCGTTGGTCGGCGGCGGCGCGACGCCCGGCTTCCCGGACTTGTTGGCCTTGAGTTCCTTCTTGAGGTCCTCGAGGGCCTTGGCCTGCGCGGTCATCCAGGCGGTACACGCCTGGGCCACGGTCGCGTCGGCTTCGAGCTGGGCGCATAGGAACTTTTCGTCCGCGCCCGGGCAGGCGGCGCGAAGCTCTTTGAGGGTGGCGGCTTTGGGTTCGGTGGCGGTCGGTTCGGCCATGATTGGGGCTCCCGTAGTGGAGGTGGGTGGTTGGGTTGGCGCGGCGCAAACGAGCGTCGCGGGTACGTTTCGATAGGCGGCCAGGCGGCCGCGGTCGATGGAAGCTGCGGTGGCCAGCGGCTCGATGCACTTGGTGGCCAGGCCCATATCGACGGCCGTTGCGCCGTCTAGCCAGGTCTCCTCGTCCATCAGCTTCTCGATCTCTTTCGCGTCTTTGCCGCTGCGGGCGGCGTAGATCGCCGCGAGCTGCTCCTTCACCTGGTCCAGCAGGTCCGCCGTCTTGCGGATCTCCTCGGCGTCGCCGGCGGCGATGTCCGAAGGGTTGTGGAGCATCATGAAGCTGTTGGCCGGCATCTCGATCTCGTCACCGGCCATAGCGACAATGGAGGCCATGGAGGCCGCCAGGCCATCGATGTGCACGATGACCTTTGCTTTGTGCGATTTGAGCGTGTTGTGGATCGCCAGGCCGTCCCAGACCGAGCCGCCGGGCGAGTTGATCCGGCAGTGAATGACGTTCACATCGCCGGCGTCAGCCAATTGGCGGCGAAACTCCTTGGCGGAGATGCCGAAGAACGAGTCGATGACGTCGTACAGGCAGATCTCGGCCTCTTTCGCGGTCTTCATCTGGATGGTAAAGCGAGTCATAGGAGTCGGAGGTCGGAGGTCGGAGGTCGGAGGTCGGGCAGGAAAAACGGGCCCTTTATGGAAGTAAGCGTGTGTGTCCTTTTCCCACTTCTGACCTCTAATCTCTGACCTCTATCTCATGCGGACGTGGCCGTGTTTCCCTCGGCCTTCTCGGGCACGTCGGGATCCTGGCCGGTGAGGCGGATGGTCATGCCCTGGGGCAGTGGCTTGGCCAGCACTTCGTGCCAGTCGATCTCCACGCCGTATTTCTCTTTCAGCCGCTGGGCGTAGCGGATGGCCCGCGCGATCCGCCGGTAATTGTCCGAGCAGATCTCCCGCGAGACCTCGTCGATGTCCTGGCCGTTGCGGCTCATGATCCGCCGCGGCGAGTTCAAACAGGCGGCCTCTTCCATCGTGTCGGCCTGCACGTCCTTCGTGGGATCGGTGTAGGGCCACGTGGGGGCCTGCCAATCGTGCCGGAAGATCTGTTCGCCCAATGCGTCGAACAGGTGCCGGAGCGTGGCATCTTCATAAAGCGCCACGCGGGTCCGCCAGCGCCACACTTCGCGGTGGAAGTGGTCAGCCAGCCAGCGCTGAAAGTCGCGGAGGCGGATCTTCATCTGGTCGGTGGCCCCTCGCCAGCCGCTGAAGTTGGTTTTCGTCGGATCCAACAAAAACACGCACAGCGGCAGGTCGAGATTGATCGAGAGGAGTCCCAACAGCAGGCTGGCATGTTGGAAGAATTCCGGATTCGGAATGGCCGGTGAAAAACCCGTGATCTTCTCGCCGGGGATCGACGTGTAAATGTCGCTGCCCGGATTGACGCCCTGGATGGGCCGCGTCCACGGGACGGGCGGCCAGAAGTTTTCCAACTTCGGGTCGGGGCTGTTCATCGACGGTACGACGTCGCCGGCGAACTCGTGCAAAAACGTGTAGCAACTCGCTGCCTGCGCTTTCACCAGTTGGGCGAAGAACAAGTCATTCGTCATCCCGGTCGTATCGCCCATGGCCGCCAGGGCCGTGATGCCACGGGTCTGGCTCAGCCGATCGGGGCGATACAGGTGGAAGACGTTTCGCTCTTCGGTGCCCGTGATCTTGTCGCGCGTGACGGCCGAGTAGCGCTCGACGTCGCTCACTAACCGGACCGCCTGGTGGATCTCCCAGTCTTGCTTGGTGACCCAATAGCGGATCCGCCGCTGGAAGTCGTCGCACTCGATCCCGTGTACCACGTGCAGCTTGCGGTTCCGGCTGGTGTTCACGGGCGTGCGGACGCGGTGGTTTTCCACGGTCCAGAGCATGCCCGTTTTCAGGGGCAGGCTGAACACGTCGCCGTCCACGACGACGTGCTGCAGTACCAGCTTCTCCAGGTCCCAGAACGTATACTCGCCGTTCATGGAGCACTTGCGGCTGTCGGTGCTCCAATCCTTCCAGCGGGCCTTTAGCTCTTTGTCCGCGCCTCGATCGCCCGTGTGCGGATGAGGCAGAAAGCCGCCCTGCACCACGTTGGCCACCATGCGCCGGATGCCCTGCGCCAAAAACGCGTTGTTCCGAAACATTTCCCGCGCCAGCTCGACCATGGAGAAGTAGGCGAGCTGGATGCGGATGTGCCAGTCCGCGCCCGTGCCCGTGGGCAGCACGCCCGGCTTGGGCATGCGGTAGATCGACGGCCTGGCGAGGTCGTAATCGTTGCGGAGCGTGAAAAACTGCTCGGCGATCGACCGGGCCTCGCGGCGCGTGGGCGCACGGCTGAAGTCGAACGGCACGGCCTTGGAGGCTGGCTTGGTTTTCGGCGGTTTCGCGGCTGCCGGCATGAATCAGAGGTCGGAGATCGGAGGTCGGAGGTCGGAATTTCTGACCTCTGACTTCTGACGTCTGCTTTCTTAGTCGTAGTAGGGACCCGGATACATGGGCCAGAAGCCGTCATTTCTGCGGAGGATCCGTTGCGTCGGCGTCCTGTTGAGAACGTTTTGCGTGTAGATCCAGCGCATGCAGGCCTGCATCTGCCGCTCGATCACCTCGGGATCGATCTGGACTTCTTCGGCACGGTTGCCGTGGCCTACTTGTTTGGGGATCCGGACCAGCAATTGCCGGCAGGCGGCGACAAAGGTTTGGGCTTCCTGGAGGTTCTGGTCTACATCGTACGTGCAGTTGTCATAGTACGCCGCCTTCACGTCGGAGAGGCTCGACTCGGAGCTGATGGCGACGATGGAAGACACGGCTGGACTGTCCTAACAACGGTTCAGCTCAAGAAATGCAGCACGAAAAGGCGGCTGGCAAGGAAATCCGGACGATCCGGAACCGGATCGTGCGGATGGTCCGGATTTCAATTCTCGGAGGCGTCGGACGGGTCGGACTGAGCGGCCAATCAGCGCTCCATATAGGAGCAGAGCTTGATAAGAGCCAAAAAGACCACAAGCAGGATCGAGGAAATCCACAACGGTGACAACACCCACCACCACGACCAATTGATCACTTGGCAGAGCTTGAGGACGATGAAGACAAGCTGGAGCAAGGACCAAAAGCCCATGCCCTGCGAGGGGGTTTCGGTTTTCATTGATTCTCTTTCTTCGATTGACGCAGTTGCTCGTTTTCTCGGGCAAGATCGAACGCTTTGGATACGGCAGGATGGAATTCACGCAATTGCTCGTTTTGTCGGGCAAGGCAGCACGCGGCATACTGCATCGCGTATTCCCAAGTAAATGCGCCGAATCTCCATGCTTGCACAACGGTAGCCAAGACAGCGTCGTGCTGGGCGAGTCTCCAGATGTCACTCGGGGAAACCGACTGATCCAGTTTGCTCTCCGATTCCGATTCACGAGCTACGGGCGGCATCCGGGTCGTCGAAAAACTGATCGAGTCCCACAGTGACCTCTGACATGTGCCGGTTGGATTGGCGTCTATGCGCAATTCGCGGCTCTCTTTGATGAATCGCGCCAGTACGACCCGTTCGGCGTTATTCTCGGCCGAGATTATTAGACCGATTCGATTGTCTGTACCTACAAAAAAGTCGGCTTTCATGTTTCTCCTCTCGATTTGAAACTGATTAGCGGCCCCGGGGCCGGCCCTTCGTGGCGCGGACCGCGGCGGCGATCGCCCGCGGGTGGGCAAGCTGCATACTGGCCTTGGGCCGCTCGAATGCGGCGGGCAGGTCCTCG